CATACCGTCTTGTATCGGTTTAAAGAAAAACGGATAGTTGACAGATATTGGTACAACTTTATCGGTAAACATTTTTTTAGCATCAGCACCACTTTTTGATAGTATTCCATATCTAGAGTCACTCGATATAGTAGCTAAGTTAACGGTTTCAGCTGAGCTCATAAACGAAAAACCACTACGTCTGTTTTTTAAATAACACATACCGTAACATCTATTGTCTGCTTTACATGCTTCCCAAAATATAAAGAACAGTCTATTAGCTTCCCTAAAGTTAGGGGCGCCAACGTCTATTTTACTCCATTGAAGATACATGTAGTGACTACCAGTTATGTAAGTTGGTTTATTATTATTCATAAACCAAAACCCTTGATCTCTACGTTTAAACTCTTCGTCTATATAATCATACCACTGATCTTTTGATTCTTCAGGATATGCTCTCCAATCAAATATATTTTTTAATTTACCTAACTCTTTAGGATATTCTAGCTTTTGCCATTTGCTTTTGTTGAACAAATGCACTCGTTTCGGTTCAGACGGCAGCCCAATTCGCAAACCTTGAATCTCCACCACTTGTCCAATTTTTCCAGTTTTGCTAATAACGACAATATCGTTTTCTTTATTATATCCATATTCCCATTTACGTTTTTTGTTAAGCCGACTTATTGTAGTCTTCTTAACTGGTTCAACAATTTTATATAGCGTTTGTTCGTACATTACTTAGATCTTCCTTCAGCAAAGCCTTTAAACACTTTTTCTTTTTTATCTTCAGGCTCTTTGCCCTCTAATATATTTTCTTCTTCTTGTATACGGTTAAGTATTTCAAAAGCATCAAATATAGCTAGCTTTTTTGTAGCAGCTGCATTTTTAAGTCTATCAGCAGAAACATCATCTTCAGTATTAGTAATAATCTGCTCTTGTGCAACTTTGATTAACTCATCAACTGCTTTGCGCCCAGCTAGGATTATACGCTTCTTCGTTTCCTTGATACTCATATTTAATTGTAATAAATTTATTTAAAACGCGATACAACTTAGTATTGTCAATAATAAACTCATAAGTTGAAAACGGTGTAAACCCAACAAGCTCACCTGTTTTGTAAACACCGTCTGTATATTTAACAACACCAATACATTGTTCTTCTTTTTCTTCAGCTAGCTTATTTCTTTGTTTTATCGGCTGAACAAAACAATAACCATTGCAAGCTTTCCAGTCATTGCTATTATATAAAAATATTTGATCTTCTTTTACTAGATAAGTATTTTCGTTAAAATAGCCTCTACTATTTTTTTCATTGCCTTGCATGTCATGCCATCTTCTGAACACGTTGTGGTGCACGACAACTTCATCACCAACGTTAATGTCAGTGTCGATAGCTGTAGGCACGGCTTTAACAATAGCACTTCTATTTATGTATTGATGATTAAATATTTCTGTATTAAGAATTAATTCTTTATCACCAACTTTTTTAGTGTTGTTGTATCTCTGCCCTTTTGGCTCTACAACAAAGTCAAATGGTGCTTTCACTAATATTCTAAATTATATTCTATAGATACAGCCATGTTTTTATTAAAGTCTTTCCAAGGCATTACATCTTTGTTTTTTTTAATATATATGCTGTACTTGTCTTTTTCTTCTACTATATCACAGATCGTATGCCCTCCGTAGACCGCTTGACCCACGGAGTAATGCATAGAATCTATTTTATAATCTTTACCTATAGTTATTTTACGAATCAGCTTGCTCATCGTCTAAATATCTTATAGTTCCAGTCGCAATATCTACATCTATCTTTCCATACTCTTTTTCAAGATCTTGGTTTATTTCAGATATTTGTTTATTAACAGCGTCCATTTCATGCAATAAAGCATGTTGTCTAACTGAAATATTACCTAGTTCTAGTTTTATCTTATTTGATAAAGATATTACTTGTTGAACTTGTTTTATTTGCTCTTCATTAAGTTTTTCTGGTCTAAGGTCTTTTACCTTAGGCGTCTTTCTTTTTGCCATTTTATTTAATTTAATTTAAGTTAATTTTTGTTTAGTATTTTAAGTCTAATTTTAGACTAATTGGATGTATGTTTCCAATTTCTTGATTATCACCTATTGCCGGGCAAGTTGCGCCAGATATAGTGATAACTGTAGATGATACATCACTAACAGTTCCTACGTTAGCAACAAGATTAGCGCTATTAGAAGCGTCTGCAGCAAACAGCTGATCACCAACAGTAAAAACTTTAGCTGCATTAGAGGCGCCAGCACTACCATCATCTACTGTAATAGTCATATCATCTTCAGAGTGTGCACCAGCTGCTAATACTGCTGTTCCAAAGTTAATACCACTTTCCGCTGTAGCAGCAACGTATATTCTTTGAACACCTGGATTACTTTGAGAGTAAGTTTCTCCAGTTAGCATTATACTTGGATTAGGCGCTTGAGTGCCTGAAGTAAAACTTCTTCCAAAAAGATTATAACTAATCATTGAATCTAGTACAGCGTCTGTTTGCTCTCTGTCTATGCTTATATAACCTAATACATGGTTTCTACATTTTACAGCTAGTTCAGCTGTTACTACAGAGTTTACAGTTCCTAGCGTAGGAGGTGCTACTCCATCAATATCTTTTGCAAATATAAAATTAATAAGCTCTCCAGCTTGATCTGCGCCATCACTACCCATAATAGTTCCAGAAACGCCAACTAATTCAGCTACTCCATTAGGTATATCAAAAGCCGTCCAATCAAACAATAGGTCTGACGAGCCAAAAGCATGTATACTTTTTATTTCTGGCTTTATAGCTTCTGTTTTAAAATTTCCTTGTATTGCCATTTTATTTTTCTTTTATTTGTTCGTTTTTCTTTGAGCTTCCACCGAAGAAGAAGTCTATTATTGTATTTACTTTAGCACTCATAGCGCCAAATATAGTTGATATGAAGCTAATCTCAAACTCGCCTAAATCTATACTTTTAGTTACAAAATAATTAAACATTACAAATGTAATACCAAAATAAGCTATAGTAAATAGTGTTGCTAAAACCTTTTGAATAATAGCATCGTCTTTATAAAGATCACGTGCAGATTTGCGATCTTCAACTTCTTTTGCAAAAGCTTCACGTTCTGCGTCAAGCATTATTTGTTTTAATGCTAGTTTAGCAGCATCTCTTTCTTTGTCTGTAGTTATTACTTTATCTAGTATACCTTCGGCGTTTTCAACTACTTTGCCGAATAAACCACCTAATATATTATTAACCATAAGCGTTTCCGTTGTTTGCTTCTTTTTCCCAAGGAAAATTACCATCGCCAGCTTCTTTAGCTACGCCATCAACGATTATCATATCTTTACCGTTCATTGTAACTCTTGGGTATACGTTACCATTCCATTTAACAAAGTTATCACCGTATGCTAATTTACCTATTTTCATATCAGTAGCATGTCTCATCTCGTGGTTTATAACTTGTCTTTCTATTTGACTGCCTGGTTCTATATCGTTACTTATGTAAATGCTGCCATCCATATTAGCTTCACCCATAACGCCAGGCTCTAAGTCTTTTCTAATAACAGGTGTACCAGGTACAGATATATCAGTTTCGCCAGATTCTTTTCCAAATCTTAACTTTTTTGTTATTTCGCCTTTAACAGCGTAATTACCTCTTTCTGATCCTAGCTTAAAACCCATTATCTATCTTTATCTTTTATCATATCATCAATAGCCTTATTAAAGACTTTATCAGTATATGTTTTGTTTTTATAAAATACGCTTCTATCTGATATTGGCATATCTTCTTCGCCTAGTAGTATTCTATATATCCTACTAATTAACTGGCTACATTTAAACGATGTCTTAAATACAGAGTATTTTATTGTAGTTCTGTTTCTATGTCGCCAAACTTCTATCCAGCCTTCTTGTCTTAGTTTATCCCACCTCTTCTTATCCCAGCTCATGGTATAAGTACCATCAATAAATTCTTGTCTTGTAAACCGGCCTTGACAGTCTAAAAATATTAGCAGTTCAAGCTCGGCGTCTGTTAACCCGTAAGTCTTACAAGCCCACTTTCTAGTGAGCCTGTAATACTTAAGGATTTGTAATTCACGTAAATCGTGAGATGTTAATCTCATTTATTACTAGTCAAGCTGTATGTCTACTGAAGTAATTCCAGCTGGATTACCGTTGAAAGCAACGTCAGCTATAGATGTACCTGTAGCGCCAGAGCTTCCTCCAATAAAGAAATCAATTACAGAAGAGTTTTTGTCTGGAGATAAAGCATCATTAACCATATCTACGCATTGCTTAAACTTTCCTGATCCATGTGTTATTTTAATAACATCAACATCGTCAATGTCTCCAGTTCCAGCTTCAAAATAAAGATCTGTTTCGTCAGCATCTACCATTTGAATACCTTTAAACTTGCTAGCAGGAAAACAACCTAATGTTCCACCATCAATATGCTTAAGCAAGTTAATTCTAAAGTCGTTGTTAGCAGCAGTAGATGTATCTGTAGTAATACCGTTTACATCATCTGTTGCAGCTGTTATAATAGTAACTTTACCATTGGAAGCGCCTACTGTGTAACCGCTTGTGTTTATTGTAACATAATCACCAGCTGTTGGCGATCCATAAGCAGAGCCAAACGTGTGGTTTGCATGTGCTTTAATTTGAACCTCTATAATTCCATCTGTTCCTGAAGTTGCGTTAAGTAAAGAAACAGGATTAACTAAAGCTGTTGTTACTTGTACTTCAACAGCAGAACTTGTGTCTACGTTGTCTACGTCTATTGACGTAAGATCTTCTCCGAATATTAAATATTTTTCCATTTTTAATTTGTATTATTCACCTATGGTTATAGCTGAGATTAATGTATCAGTGTTTGCTAAAACTCCTCCAAAAGGAAATTTATTTGCTTCTTCAACAATGTCTATAACATTGAACTTAGTGTTGCCAGCTAAAGCAGAAGCTACGTTCTTCATAGCTACAGCTGCGTTACCAGCTCCTACTGCAAGCTTAACAGTACTAACGTCGTGAGTACCATTTATCTTTTTAAAGTTTAATGTTATCTCTGTTGCTGACGTCACGTCTATGCTTAAAAAGCTAGACTGTGGTAGCAAAATAGCATCTCCAGCTGCATCTGCTGGAAATGTTTCTGAAAAATAATATGTTTTCATAATTTTGATTTTTTAGTAATTTATTTATTAGTCTACTGCGTTTGCTACTGTTACAGCTCCAGAGAAAGGTAGTACGTAAGTACCAGCATTTTCATCTGCAACAACAGTATATTTGTTTTTAGATCCATTTAATAATCCAGCTACAACTTCAGATATATCTCTAAAGTTAGGAGCATGAGGATTAGTTGCTGTACCATCGTGTGCTGTTTCTAAATCTGTAACCGTAAGTGTAGCGGTATTAACGCTATCTCTATCTTGGCCACCTCTAAAAGACAGTTTAACAGTCGTAGTACTAGCAATCTCCATTGCTAAAAAATCAGAAGCTCTAGCTACAAATCCATCATCAGATGAGTTTGCAGAAGCATCCATAAAGTGTAATAACACGTCTTGAGAATAACTCATAGTTTTTGTTTTTAATTAATTAATAATTTGTTTTACGTTTTAAGTTTTGTGGATTATTGTTTATGGTTTAGGTTTAATCAATTAATACAACGTCCATTTGTTTAATAACGCTGTAAAATTTATCGTTATGCTGAATACCATGACCAGCATGTTTATCGTAATAAACCACATCACCTTCTTTAATACCTTCTACTAAATTACCAGCTGATATGATTTTAGCTTTTTTATACCTATTATCCTCATTAACTTCGTCAGTGAGGATTAATCCACCTACCTTCTTAGTCTCACCTTTTATAGGCTCTATTACTAAATAATGATTAACTGCTTTCATTTACTCGAATATTAGAAATTACACAGTCGGCAGATATAATAGTAGTTACAACAGATACAGCATTTTTAAGAGCAGTCTTTGTAACTAGCACAGGGTCAATGATGCCTTCTTCTACCATATTTACATACTCACCGTTAATTACATTTATGCCAATACCTTCTTCTTCTGGAAACTCAACGTCTAAATATACACCAGCATTATCTAATATAGTAGCCATAGGCGCTATTATAGCCTCAGCTAACACTTCTTCACCAACTGTGTTGGTCGAAATTTTTTGAGCAGCATTAAAGAGGGCTATACCACCTCCAGGTACTATACCTTCTTTGAGGGCAGCTTTTGTAGCATATATCGCGTCTTCGACTCTATCTTTCTTTTCTTTAAGTTCAACCTTAGAGTCTGCTCCAACAAAGATAATTCCAACACTACCCGATAACATAGAGAGTCTCTGCTCCAGTTTCTTTTTAATGAAACCATTTTTTTCGTCACTAATAAGTCGTGTAACTTGATCGATTCTTTCTCCAACATCTATACCTGCTTCTTCTGATATTGTTATTACTGTGTTATTGCTGTCTGTAGCGGCGTACTCAGCTACTCCAAGCATGTCTGGCGTTAGCGCATCTAAGTCATCACCTAATTCTTCATTAAAAACTTTAGCTCCTGTTAACGATGCTAAGTCTTCGCATGAGTCTTTTTTAGTAGGGCCAAAGCCAGGTAAGTCAATAATGTTAACTTTAATGTTACCTTTAACTTTGTTCATTAACAATGCTGATTTTACTTTCTGCGATACTGGCGCTACTATTAT